AACAATAAGGTCATAACGCTTATGCAACTTGGCACCACCACGAATACCAGATAAATTAGATTTACTAATAAGCTTGCAACCGTTTTTAAGTTCAATATCATCTTCAGTCCATTTCCTTCCTTTTACGTCTCCGAAATAATAGCGTATCTTTTCATTAAATTCTATATGGTATTTTATATAATCTAAATTTGGAACAGATATTTTAGAGCTAGCTGCAACCCAACCATAGAACAAAGGTTCTGAGGTAAATAAAAAATCATGTAGGATATTACATTTAGTGAGTACTGTTTTTCCATGACCTCTCGGTAAGATTACAGCTAACTGTCTAAAATTAGTATCAACTAAAGCATCAGCTACTTCATAATGAAAAAAAGGAGTCTCAGACCTTTCAAAGTCATCTGATAAGAATAATTTACCAAAGGCTATTAGGTCTTCATGAGCTAGTTTTAACTCTTCCTCTGCTTTAGATACATTATTTAAATTAATATTAGACAATTTTACCCCTTTTCCATAGCGTATATTATCTATAAATGTATATTAATTACAAATTATTAATGTTTTTGTGTGAAAAAAGTTACTTTTCGTGACCTTTAATTGAAAAATAAGGATGTTTGTATGTATTTTCTTTAATCCAGCGTGCAGTTTTTAAATAATCTCTGATTCTTTGTGCAGGTGTTTTATGTTTTTTCTTTACCAACGCCTATGTGAAGTTCTTTAAAAACTTATCTACCTTCTTAGTTAAAGTTTGGAACTTAGCTTTTTTCTCTAACATCTTTAAGCTTTTAATCTTTTCTTGAGGTTTAGGTATAATTGGAATTCTTTTATTTATTGTGTTTCCCATTTGGAATCTCCTTTGGTCTTTCAGCCGCCTTTAATTTGTCATCACTAAACCCTTGAAATACAGCACCTGTGAGCTGTGTCACTTGAGTCTTGTTTTTATCTTCCATATCCATTATATCGGCCAATTTAAATAATGCTTTTAATTTAGTTTCATCTTTCTCACTACTTTGAGCTATAGTAAAGATATTACTTAATATACTTGTTTCATCTATACCTAACTCTTCAAATACAGGCTTTAGTTCTTCTTTCATTGCAGTTTTTATCCTTGTTGTCTTAACTAATTGTCCAGCACGAATACCAGCGTAATGTGGGTCATTAGTAGGGAATGCTTTTAAATAGGCTTGTCTTGGGTCCATGCCAGAAGCAATAAACTGAACAAACGTATGTTCCCTGGAAGAGAGATTCTCTCTAGTCTCTATTCTCTCATTCCTTTCTAAATTCCCACCTAGACTGTAAATGTTTACCCTTTTAGAGGCATCCATCTTCGTACTGCTAGATACTATAAATGTTCCTGTACATGTTCCCACATACCTCACCTCACGGACTTTGCCTTTCGGCTTTAACATAGTCCCTTCTCTTAGTATCTGTATCACACATCCATCGTCAGTTAATACCCAATCACTAATGCGACCATCCCTCCATTCCCTGAGATATGATATATCTGCAGGTACTTCCTCGAAACTGTCGAATACAGTGTGATTAATTTTGTTTACTTTATAGTGTCTCATATTCTTTAACTTCAAACCCTGCAAAGGGTTTGATTACTTACGCCAAGCCTAATATATCTCCATCTATAAATGGTATCATATCTTTTGGGATTTCTACTTGCTTTCCTTCAACCTCAAAGTATGCAGGCTCAAATGTGTCATCTCCTCCTGAGATTTCTACTCTATCTTCATCGGGGTTATATCTTAATTTAATAATAAACTCCTTAGACATTATAACCTCCTTTTGTATGCAGTTAGCCCCTGAGAGCCAGAGGCACTTTTTTTAACTTTAACCCTACATTTCACTTAAAGCCAGTTATTATCTCCCATACTTAAAGCTTATAGTAAAGCAATTTCTAGCAGTTATTGGGGGAATGCTTAACCCTATATTTAGTCTTTATTTCAGACCTGGATTGCCAACCCAACTTCTGACCCACTCAGCAGAACGATTCTCACGGGTACTTTGTGGATGATAGTTAAAAATACTAACTACTGCTTTGTAAATATACATTAACTTGTAGCAAAAGTAAAGATATTTTGAATCTACTGTAAGACCAACTTTCAAAAATTGTAGCATTTTGGTATACACTCTTATATAATATAGTACCCTACTATCGTAGGATTTTCACTATCGTTTTTACGTTATTTTTGATTTGATTTATTTTGATTTATTTTTGTGGTTTAAATTATAATTAATAAGAAAAGGAGTTAACATGAGTGTAAGAACTAACTTTAGAGGCTATGCAAGAGACAGCTATGAAGACTTAGGCAAACAGGAAACCGTTGTAGATATATCAAAACCTGCTGGTAGGGTTGTACAGAATAAAGCATTGGCTATGATTACTAGTGGTGATTATGAAGGTGTATCTAATATGGTTAATGTTTACAAAGCTATAAAGTTTAAAGATGGTAGGGAAGATAATAAGCCTATAGCTCATAGTACATGTGAAGTTATTATATGGGATAATAATGGTGTTGAGCAACGTACTGAGAGTGATGCAGCTTGTAACTTAGCTAAAGAAGCAGGTTGGAAATTTATTGGCACTTGTACTCGAACATTCTTAACTAATGGAATGTTTGAGGATAGTAAGTAGTATTGATTAAGGGGATTAATTTCCCCTTTTTCTTTTTAGGTAGTATTAGGTATGTATAAGTAAACAATATAAGCTTAAATGGTACAAATAGTAATGTAAATGGGTATTGTATAAAGTCATAGTAATTACACATGTGCATATACGAGTAATATAATACCAACTTATACTAAACATACAATAAGATTTAATCAATAACAATGTTATCTAAATAGGCGTAAAGCTTAGATGTTATCACACCTTAAAGGATAGAGAAATACGAGAATAATACTAACAAAGAGCCTTAGAGCTAATAAATAATATAAAAGTATTAGAGAGTTATCTTAACCAGTGATGTAAATATATTGATGATTATATCTTAGGAGGATATTAAAATGTATTTCCTGTGTAATGCAGGACTTACCAATAGGAGGTAACAAATCATGCCAAAGTTCATACAATATATGGGTATAACTATCA